GCCTCGGCAGTCGTATCGATTGCCTGCTTGATGTCCAGCAATGTTGACATTTTGGTTCTACCCTTTTCGGAATGCTGCTGATTAACGCTTGAGCGCGGTGGCGTAGACGTTTTCGGTCAACCCCGACAGCGATGCAAGCACTCGTTTCATTTCATCGTCTTCGGACTCCAGCATCCCGCTGGGGCTAGGCGTCAGCGTCCCGCTGACCTCGCCAGTACCGTCGAACAGTTTCGCGGTCAATGCGACCGCAACGCTGCGAGAACACCCCATCTTGCGCAAGTACTGCTCGAACTCGCGTTCGGTGGGGACGTACTCACCATTCGGCGAAAGTCGCGCCGTTTTAAGCGACTCGACTTGCGCCAACGGATTCATCGCCATGCTCACGATGGACACTTCGTGCAGCTTGACCTGTTTCAGCAGGCGCACGCCGTCGTCCTTGTAGTCGGAGTCGATGGTCTGGTAGCCAATCGACATGCCGCGCACGGCCTTCTTCTCCAGCAGGATGTTCACATCCTTGCCGAGGGAAGTCTCGACCAGTTCGCCAGCCACGAACAGACCCTTGGAGTCCTCCTCCATGTGGGTCCACACCCCCGGCACCTGATCCGGTTGGTGCATCCAGAACATCAGCGGCATCGTGCCGCTCTTCTGGTGTTCGTTGAGCGTGTCCTTGAACGCGCCCTTGACCACCACGTCGTAGCCGAGGTCTACGTTGCCGAAGATCGAGCCATATCCCTCGAACTTGCGGCCTGCCTTCGACTTGATTTCAAGCGGAACGCTGAGATGCTGGCGCATCGTCTTCCCCTTCCGATTCGTTGCCCGAAGCGCCCATGTTCTGACCACTCGGACCTTGTTCCCAGTACGTCTGGCCCTTGCCCCCGGCGATTGGGTTCATGCCCTCACGCTCGCGCCACTCGTCGGCGTTGATGATGCCCATCTCGCGCTGGATCTTCAGGCCTTCCTGCCGCGTCTTGAAGTCGGCGCGGTTGATCGCATCGAGATTGAAACGCACCTTCACGCCTGCGCGGCGATCATCGTCTGTCAGCAGATCCCGCTCCATCGCCGCCTCGAACACGCGAGCGTGCGGCAGGATCACCTTGTTCACGAATTCCTGCGACTGGTGTTCGATGTTGCTGAACGTGCCGCGCTCCAGATCGCCGACCAAGTGCGGCGGCACGCCGAACGCGCCCGCGATGATGTTGCGCTGGAGCTTGCGGGTGTCGAGGAACTGCGCCTTGTCGTTGTCCACCGGCACCAGTTCGCCGGTCTTGATGCCCGCAGGCAGCAGCAGCGAGCGGAACTTCTTCTTGCCGCCATAGGCCGCCTGAAACGCGTCCACGAACACCTTGCGGGCCTCGGCCGACGTGTGTCCGCGATAGTTCTCCATGTACTCGAAGATCATCCCCGGCACGGCACCGTTGCCGAAGAACTCCGCGCCGAACTGCTGCGCGGCGATCTCCAGCGCAATCGCCTCGCCCGCCTTGATGACCGGCGAGTCGCCGTTGATGAAATCCCGCGCCCGCAGGCGGACGTAGTGGAATTCCCACGGTTGGTACACGCGCTGCTCGCCGTTGGCGAGCGTGATGCGGGCCGTGATCTGGCTCGCGTCGTTCAGGTTCTGTTCGAGCGTGACCGCGCTGGGGTTGACCGGCGTGAGCCAGCGGATCGGGCCGGTCACGCCCTGCCCCTTCACCGCGAAGAAGCGCCCATGCCTCACCAGAGTGGACGCCGCGTCACCGAAATAGTCGACACTCGTTTGCCATGTGTTCGGCTTCGCCAGTAGCTTTGCTACCGGGTGGGTCGGTAGCCACTCCTTGGTCACTACCCCGTCGATCACCGTCTGCTTGTAGACGTGGACCGGCAGCGCCTGAAAGTGGCCGGAGATCGCTTGCACGATGGCCTGCACGGTGGGCGACTGCTCGCAGTTCTCCGGCGTCACGGTGACGCCCGCCGCCGACCGCGCAAGCGCGTCGATGCGCTCGATCACCTGATCGATGGTGAGCGTGTCGCCTTGCGCCTTGGTGCCGAAATCGAATCCGAATAGCTTCACAGGACGGTCAACTCTTCGGTGACATACTGGTTGCGCGGTTCAGGATTGAGCGACATCAACTGCACCGCGTTGAACAGCGCGATCAGCGGGTCGATCTTGGCGTTGCCCGATCCCTGCTTCGTGATCGCGATGGCGTTTCCCTTCGGTTCCACCTTGGCGTTGCCGACGCACCATGCCATCAGCGGGCGGCCGCCGTGCTTGATCGACATGGCGGCCACGGCACGCTCCGCTTCCTTGATCGCCGTCATCAGTTTCCAGCCTTGGCTGATGCCGATGATGCGGTCCTTGTCGATGCCCGCGCCGCCGTTCTCGCGGGCGAACTGCAGGCGCTCGTCCAGCTTGCCCAGCGCGTACACGTCGACCGCGATGTCGCCGAGCAGGCCGCTGTCCTCGCACCGTATGACGACATCGATGATCTGGTCGATGTCCTCGTTGACGTTGTCCACGATGGTCAGGTCGCCCTGCGCGGCGAAGTCCTTGTACTTCTCGGCGTTCTGCTTGTTGCGCTCCAGCGCGATGGGGTGCATCCACGCGTGGCCCCAATGCAGCCACTCCTTGGTCTTCGCGTCACGCCCCAGCACCGCCATGCCGAACAAGTCGTTCAGGCCGCCGCCGTCGATGCCGATGATCACGACCTCGCTGCGGCGCAGAACCTCGTCCAGCGTCAGGTCGTTGTCGGCGCATTGCAGCCAGAAGTCCGCCCCGGCCCAGCGGTCGGACATCAGGTTCAGGCCGATCTCGACGTTCAGGTGCTTGGCGACGAAGCCTTGAATCGACTCCTCGCCCTCGCCGTTGATCGCCTTCGATAGCTCGCGTTCGAGCCACTCCTGATCGACGCTCTTGCCGAGGTTGGGGTTGGTGATGTGGAAGTTCTTCGGATCGAGGTACGCCTTCTCCTCGATCATCACCCGTGGGAATTCATAGAGGATCGGCATGAACCGCTTGTCCTCGACCACGCCGTCGCGCACCTTGCGGGCGTAGGTGAGCTTGCTGCGGAACACGCCCTCGGGCGGCTCGTCGGACTGCGTGGTCAGGTAGATCACGAACCCTTCCGGCCGCGAGATCAGGCCGCCGGTTGCCTCGCGCAGCATGTTCTCCGCGCCCTTCTTCTTGCCGAAGAGCCACAACTCGTCCACCAGCACCGCCGTGGCCTTCTTGCCGGAGACCGCCTCGCTGTCGGCCGCCACGACCTTCAGCATCGCGCCGTTGCGCCGATGGGTGATCGTGCGGACGTGATCCTGCACATGGAAGATGTCGCTCAGTTCCGGGTCTTCGCGCACCATGTCGCGGGCCGGGTAAAAGCTGTTGTTCGCGACCTCGACGGTCGGCGCGAGGATCAGGAACTCGGCGCTCTTGCGCCAGTTGCGGATCAGCACGGTGAGCATCAGGCTCGCCGCCAGACCGCTCTTCCAGTTCTTCTTGCTGATCAGCAGCAGGAACTCGCTGATCAGGCGCTTGCCGGTCTGGGGGTCGTAGGAACCGAAGATCGCGCTCGCGAAGTCGCCGATCCACTCGTTGCTCGCCTCGCCGATGGTGGGCGAGCCGGGGGCGTCCACGATGCGCAGGGAGTTGAACTGCTTGAGCGCCGCCTTCGCTTCCTTCGGGAACAGCGGCGGGCAGGGGACCAGCGACTTGCCCGCGAGGACGCGTTGCTCCCAGTCAGGGCACGCCGTTGTCCAGTTCGGCCCGGTCACGGCCACGTCGCGAGGATGACAGCGGTCGCGAACAGCGCGGCCACGAAGATCGTCGGTATGGCGATGACGGCAACCCAGAACGGGATGCGCATCACTTCACCGCCGCGAGCTTCGGCGGAGCGCCGGGAGCAAAGCGGGACTGGGCGGCCCGTTCGGCGGCCTTGTCCTTCTCATCCTTCTTGGTCGGGCGGGCGTCGGCCACGCGCTTGTGGAGATAGGGCAGCACGGCGATGCACATGCGGTCCCGACGGTCGGAAGGGACGGTCGTGTCGCGGATCACCGCCAGCGCGTAGTCCAGCGGCGGCATCTCGGCGGTCTTCGCCGGATCGCGCCACACCGGAAGGGGTTCCTCCGGCGTCCCAGCGGTGCGGCCAGCGGGGGAACTGTTCGGTTCGCTAGGGGCCGGAGGAATCGGGTTGCCGCCGAAGATGGCGGCGTAATCGGGGTCGAAAACGGCCTTTTTCGCGCCTGTTTTCGAGCCTTTCGGCCTTCCGGCACCGGGCCGGTAACCGCCTCTGGGCATAAGTGAGTCCCCGCGCTGACTGGGTGGAATTGGCCCGGAGGGTACGCGCAACCTTGCCGAAAATCAACATCTAGTGGTTCAGGCCTTTGAATTCCACTAGATGTTGTGGTTGGGGGCCGCAAACCACAACATCTAGTGGTCTGGGGCGTGAATTGCCTCTGCGCCGAGGCGTCGGGACACCACATCTGGTGGTTCCGCCGTCGAAAATAGCGCCGCGCCCTATTTTCGACCGCCCAAAACAGGCGAAAAGCGAATCTGTCGAGCGGCGACTTTCTGCGCGACTG